TTCAGGCAGTCTCTTGGTCTCAATATATGGAGACCTGCCCTCGACTAATACCAGTGCCATTTGCGAGAAGACTCCGCCTTTTGCAAGGTTTGAAGTAATCGTGATGTTTCCATCCTCATACAGTCTTGCACCGGCGATTGTTCCCCGATATCGGTTCTGGTATGCCTCGACGGCCACACCAGCAGTCAAGGGAGCGCCACCTGTCTGGTCAACGCCTGCTGCTATCAATTCGTCATCGATATCCTTCAAGGCAAAGCCGTGGTGGATAGCGTTGATTGGAGCATTTGCAGGAGCTGGCTCAGTTGTGTTTGAGGTAATCCTGTATGCTGCTGCAGCAATTTCACCAGAGTCCAGAGCGTTAGCTCCGCCAAGCGGGGTTGTCGCACCATCGACGGCTGTAATTCCGTCCTGGTCTTTCTTTCTCTCAATAGCGTTCTGTGCAAGTGACCCTGTCTGGGCATATGCGTTGGCGCTAATTCTCAGGGCAACCCTGTCGGTGATGACAGTGTGAACTCCAATAACCGTAGGGGTTACCGAGAACAACGTGTCTTCCATCTGCTGAGGGTTGTCGAGTTCTGTATTTTCGGTGACGGCCTGAGCTGATAGCTTCGACATCGAAACTTCATTCCAGACTGTTCCTGTGTTTTCGTCGAGTCTTTGCCTATCGACGAGGTTAGGCATTACACCAGCGAACTCTCTCACAATTCTTGCCGAGGCAATCATCGTGGGAATAGAGTCGGCTAATGAATCTGTTATCGTATTTCCAACAGCCATGTCTTAATCTCCCAATTAAAAGCGGATACCGAGTTTTGACATCTGCTCCGCTGCTTGTGCTATTTCTTCTCTAGATACCGACGCCCCCGTATCGCCAAGGCGCGTAAGAAGAGAGTTGCCGTTCATCGCCGAAGGAATTCCCACTCCCGAATCGAGATCGTTAATTCCAAGTTCTTCGTTTTCCCGGGTTCTCTGTTCTTGAGCTGCTGTCTGGGCGCTCGTAAGGTCTGACTCACGCTTGTCCCTTTCCAGACGGCGAGCCGTCTTCAGGAAGTCTGCGTAGGCGTCATACAATCCTGCGACATCGGATGCCTGATAGGCTGGAGTCCATTTTTCCCTGAAGGTGCGGAGTTCTTCCGACTGTTCAAGGTCTAGGCCCAGTTCTTCAGTAATTTCCTGTATCTCACGGATCATGTCGGCTGAAGCGCTTGTAAAAGACCGGTTGGTAGTACGGTTTGCAGTATCGGCCTGTACCTTCTCCAGTTCCTCTGCAAACACCTGTTCGTCCTGAGTTGCCGTGTGGCGAATCAGGGCCTGTAGTGTTCCTGCGAGAGATACCTGTGAGTCGGCTATTTCATCGAGCGTGGACTTCTCTTCGACGGCGCGTTTATAGCGTCCGTTGAGTGAGTTGTAGTCCTGCTGCGACTTGCTAAGTGCCGTCTGCTGGTCTTCAAACTGCTTCTCCATTTCGGCCATTCTGGCCTGAAGTGAATCTATGGTGGGAGGTTGACCAGGGTTCTGGGCCGGTTGCGCTTCTGCGGGCGCGGCCTCCGTCTCTGGTACAAGGCTGCCAGTTCCATTCACTGCTTCTTCTGGCGGGTTATCAAAACCTGCCGTCTGATTCTGTAATGTCATGCACTACCCCTTAAAATAAAAAAGCCACCGAGAGAATGAATCTCTGGCGACTGAACCGCGCTCTTACTATATGTTTGAGTTAACGTCTAGTTTAGTTTTTGTTTTTTCCTTTGTCAAAAGCGAAATGCAGGTCCGCCTTACATTTTATGCAGCGTAACCACATTTCACCGACTAATTTCTCGGCTACTTTCCTCCCACAGTGTGGGCATCTTATTCCTGTCTTACTAGCGGTAGTCACTGTGCCGTTCCCCTTCCAAATACTGTTGAAGGTGAGGGTTTTCTCTTAACCATGTGCGTATTCCCTCATCAATCAACCTGTGATCGAAATACCCGTTCCCTGCATCTTTTATTTCGTCTACGATCATTTCAAACCAGTCATTTGATGTTTGGCCGTAACCCCACTTTACAAGAGTTCCATCAGCCATGATTGCATCGAGTTTCGACCACGTGATCTTACCGTCATCGTCTCTTACTTCCCCTTCCCTCATCTCTTTTCTGCGGTCACTAGTATTGGCAACAATTTCATTAAGAATCTCGGCATCGTCATATGTCCAGTCGAGGGTTGGCATCTCACCTTCCAGCATAGCTTGCCGGTTTGTTGCATTCTGGGATTTGTGAAGTTCGTATTTTGGAAAGAAGTCTGCGTGTTCCGGCTCTATTCCGTTTCCGACATCTTTCATAAGTTCATATTCAACTTCCCAGTACGGGGCAATGAAATTCCTTGCGGTATTTAATTCTCCTCTGGCTCCTGACTGGGTTCTATTGATATGATCCTGAACTCTTTCGACGTAAGGCGCGACATTGGGGTTTTGTTTCAGCTCTTCGATTCGCCTTTCTTTTTCCCAGTGGTCATACCCGTATATTGGATCATCAATGGGTGGTCTGTTTGGGTCTGTGAGTGCAAACCAGTATTCGTCAATCGCCCTGTTAAAGGCGCTTCTTGAAGGGTCAGCCTCGTCAAACTCCATCATCATATCGCCGAAATCTTTTTTCAGATCCTCAACATTGGTTCTGTATTCTCTATTTTCGTCATCAATTATCTTTCTTAAAGTCCCTCCGGGGCCGTGAACTCTCGCTGCTTCCTCGATAGTTTCATCTCTTTTAGCGGCAAAGTCTTCTTGCTTTGCGATGTATTTACCGTAGTCTGTTCCCTGCTTGATCTGGTGTTCACGGTCGAGTTCGTAGAGTTCCTGAAGCTCAGGATCTTGTTCGCGAAGGTCTGCCTGAAGGTCTTTTGGAACATCTCTTTTCCACGTTTTTCTTCCGTTCTCACGCTCAGGCCAATCGTGGGTTCGCTGCATATCGACCTTGCCACCAGTCGCAGCTTCAATCGCCTCACCTGCAATGCCCCATTTTGCTCCGGGAGCATCCTCCTCACTGTAATACGGAGCAAGCTCCTCTTCTGTCTTCTGATAATAAGTGTCTTTCATCTTTGCTTCATACTGATCGGAAGGGCTAAGTGGAGATGTTCTTCCCCCGATCTCACCGCTGAGGACCCCCTGCATCTTGTCGCCTTCCATTATTCCCTCAATCACCATCGGTAAAAATCCAGTCGCAAGATGTGGGATCATATCCCACGGACCTTCAATATTTTCAAATGGTTGGGTGTCTAGTCCGGTGACTCCCTCAATCGTAGTTTTCAGCCAGTCCGTACCTAAAGCGCCTCTGTTTGCCATGTAGCCAACAAAGGGATTTTCGTCCGAATGGAGAGATGCGATATCTTCCAGGGGCTTTCCTCCCGGAGCAAGTCCTGACACCAGACCATAGAGCATCTGAGTCATTCCCCTGAACTGCGCTCCCGGCCCAATCCACTGTCCGTTCATATCAATGCTGAGATATTTACCAAAGTTAAGAGGGTTCAGGCCCTGTGCAAGATCGTCTGTGAGCCTGTCCATATCTATCTTAGTAGGAGGGGAAATATTTTTCCCCAGTTTATATTCCCTGTTCTCATCGTTAAAGGCCATCGCATATGCCCTTGCAACTGAACCCAATATGAAATAGCCGTGCATTGCACCGGCAACAGAGGCAAGTGCCTTTGCCGATTCTTTGTGCCTTACTGTCGTGTTAACATCAAGGCCTACTGCCCTTCCTGCCTTGTACACAGGATATTTGAGGCCGTCTGCAACAATCGCCATAGTTGAACGCATGAGCTTTGGCGAAAACGCAACCCACATCCTTTCAAATTCTCTCCAGCTTTTCCCGACGCCAATTCCCCTTACGTCGAGACCTCCTGTCATATTCCTCATATACGCCCCAAGTTCGGCGAGGGTATTTCCCTCCCTTCCTTCGCGTGTCCACGAAGAACGCATAGCCTTCCAATGTTCAGCTCGCACAACGGTGAGGAACGAATCGTAAGAGGACTGGAACCTTCCTATCGTCTGGCGCTGAAACTCCAGCGACCTCGGCCTCAGTCTTAGTTGTTTTCCTTTCCTTCCCACTTTCGTTGCAGTGTCATTGAGAACCTGTCCGAAAAACTCAGGAAGTGAATTTTTTTCATCGGGAAGAAGTTCAAGCATTTTACCTAAAGGAACGCCCCTTCCTTTCTGGACGGCTCTGAAGAATTCTGAATCTCCCATCGGTACCCCGTAAAGGGCCATTTCCTGAAGTGTACCTATGTTTGCCCTCACATACTGTGCCTGTACCGTCGGATCGAAAAAGGCCTCATAGTGTTTAAGAGTCCCCTTTGTCCATGCCCTTCTATCTTTGATAAGCATCGGAAGACCCTGGAGAAAAGGTGCGGCAAAGTCCAGAGTAGCCTTGGCATACACACCGACATCAACGGCCCTTCCAAAAGTTTTTAAAAATAAATTTGTATTTCCGTCACCTGCAAGGGATCTAATTCCCTTTTCTAAAGCGTCAATATCTCCCTTTTTATATATCCTGTTTCTCCATACGCCTACCGCTATCTCCTCATCGCTCACCTCGCCGAAAAGTTTTCCCGGAACATCTGATCCCTTTCTAATAACTTTTAGTGCCTCAGCTCTTGCTGTTCTGGCTGTCTTAAGCTCACCAAACATCGCTTCGTAACTAGCTCTTGCTGCATCGATCTCTTTTTGCTTGGCTGCCCGGGCTGCTCCAAGCGTTATACCTGTTTCAAAAATTGCCTTGAGTTCATGTTCAAGCCTGATTATTTTATTCTTTGCTTTCCTTGCATTCTTTAAAGCCGTTTCGACTCTTTGGGCAACCTTTGGATTTTCGGATTCAAGAACCTGGCTAGGTTTGAAGGATCGGTAGGCTCCTGAATCATAGATGTAATCACTGAGCTGGGCATCGATGATCTCGTGATATGCGTCTTGAACATGCCGCCTGAGCGTTTCCCTGGGATCAACCATATATT